CTGTAACTTCTGCGCCTGTCACTTCCATAACCATCTTATTTTTAATTTGCGCGTAATATTTCTTTTGTTGGTTTGTTAATTCTATCTCACGTTTGACGTACACCATTGGCGGTAGGTCAAGACATTCGTCTTTAGTAAAACGTATGGCAGGTTGCAAAGCATTAAACACTATAGTATTCGCGTTAGCTTTAGCTACCCACCTAAACTGTGATACCCTGCTCATAACTTGATCTTTAAATGATCCAAAGAACCTTGGGACTAAGTTCTTATTTACCATTTTTGCAAGGCCGTAAGCATCGACAGGGCTTTGCGCGGCAGGCGTACCTGTCATCATCCATAGCCATGTATCATCTGTTAACAACTTATTAAGTGTTTTCCATCGGGTTGTCTGGGCATTTTTGTAATGGGTAGCTTCGTCAACAATTACTAAGTCAAACCCACCCTTTTTTATCTCATCCGCTACAATAGCTACACCATCGTAGTTTATTATTACGTAGTCAGAGCCTTCTTGTATTATCTTCTTACGTTTCTCTGCTGGGCCATACGCTACAGATACAGTTCTGTGTGTAGCAAACGTAAACAAGTCATCACGCCATGCGCTATCCATAATAGAAAGCGGGCAGATTACCAACACCCTACGTATTTTACCTTGATTCATTAGGAAGTCAGATGCCCATATAGCACTAGCTGTCTTACCTGTACCCTGCTCGTTGAAACAAAACGACCTTTTGTTCATTGTAAAAAAAGCGGCTGTAGACTTCTGATGTTCGAACGGTTTATATCTGCCCGTCCATTTATATCTTCCTTCAATAGGAGAAGGAACTTCTATCTTCAACTCTTTAAGGCGCAGCGCCTCCTCAAGTCCCCAGTTAACCAACACTTTGTTATTAGGTAATCTACGGCTCTTAGGTATTACATCTGTTACTTTTTCAGAGTTACGTAACATAAGTAACAACGCTTTGTTGTCCACAATCCTCAAACTATTCGCTCCATATTACGTCTTCTTTGTATGACCGTTTCTAGCACGGTTCTTTGAAGGACTTTCTAATCGTGTCCCATCTTTGTTTCTTCCACCCTTACTTAACATCTTTGTGTGGCTAATATCTTTACCTTTACGGTTAATACCTTTCTTATCGTATTCACGTCTAGCACGTTGTCGCTCCATACGAAGTTCATGTTCACCACGTTCTTTTTGTTTCTGGTACTCATGCTTGTAAGGTCTGGGTGATTTTGTATAAGCCATCAGTTGCTCCCATTGTATACGCACTCTAATACAGCGCAGTGTCTTTTACATAAACCGCTAGGATGTGCGTTCCAAGTATCTGTCTCGTAAGCCACTTCCATACGTTTAAACTTAGATAACCATTTATCCCACAAAGAATCTATCATGTCATCAGTATATTTATGTTTAATAAATTTTTTAGCTTTAGTAAAAACTAACGCAGCATTAATAGATTTTACGTCAGGAAAGAATTTAAACGTAGCCAAGGCCATGAGTTCTAGTTGTCCTTTATCTGCATACTTAGCAGACTTGCCTGTTTTATAGTCCACGATCCACGCAGTGCTACCGTCTGTAATTACAAGGTCAGCTATACCTCTCCACCAAACGTCTTTAGCCCTAAATTTACAAGGCTCTAAGTCTACGGTCAAACCCATCTTTATTTCTGTAGTCTTGTTACCACGTCTTCTGTTAAGAGCCTCCAGGACATCCTTCATGTAAGCAAACTTAGCAGGCACTGGCTTCCCATCGCGTATGTATTCTTCAGCTACAAGATGGGCTTCT